CGAACGTTCCATTTGAAAACGTTCTTCGGGACGCTCGACAGACCCCCAGACGCATTCACGGGAGGCAACGCTTTTGGCGATGCAACCTTGAAAAACGTCGTGGTAAACGGATTGGAGAGGCTATTAACCTCAACACCCGTCTGGGTCCCACCCAGGGCCGAGACATAGTACTGCTTCCCATGGGCAGCAGGAGCTGTGTCAGCGGTAAGAGTGTACGTCGGCGAAGTGAGGCCCGATTGAGGGCCTCCCGTAACCGGCGAGGATGGAGCGAAAGGCATAATGGTCCTTTCAGTAACGATGGTTACAAAGTCCGTAAACGCGCAAGAGCCGCAATGTTGAAATACTTCTTCCAATTCTTCGTTCCAGGGATTTCAAACCTGAAACTGGGAATGTAGGAGCCATTCCAAACAGAGCGGTCAACGTATTTACGGTCCCATTCGACAAAGAAAGGCTTAAAGCTAAACACTTTGTTCGAGCCATCTTGTGGGAACACAACACCTAAAGCATCCGGGTCAACCGCTACTCGTTCGACTGAACGAATAGAATGGTTCCGGAAGGTGATGGATCCCCACGCGATACCCGTAAGCGGAAAGCTTACAGCCTCAATTATATCACCAATATTGGTGAAATAATCGATCAGGAAGGAGTATGGAATGGCCTCCCAGACAGCCGGCAAGAAGTCACGGGCTCTAACGCCCATTTCTTCAGTCGCCTGCCCTAAGGGAGGTTCATCCACATTCATCTTCACTGCTCCGTAAACAACACAGTCGTACTTAAACTGCGTTCTCGCAGTCCAGTGCACCCGTGTTATATCATGAGACCTAAACTGGTGAATATATGTCGGTGGATCGTCGTTCTCTGCATAGCCTCTGAACTCCGCATACTCTAAGCGCGCGGAAAGCGCGCGAAGAGCATGGTAGGCGTCCACGGCGTCAGAAAGCAACGGTTGCCATCCGAAATTATGCTCCAGCCAGGTATCAGATAACGCTCTCTGCGCTGCTCTAGCGACATCAGGGGCGTCTTTTTCAAGACGACTGAAGTCACGTTGAGTAGTTGGCAAAGAGCGCCGCCCGCAAGCACGTTTAACGCGCTTGCGAGCGTTCTTGCGATAGGTATCGAGAAGATCTCGAAACCCTTTAGCAGGATTACGGAGACCCCGAATCGTGTCACCAAGTTCAGCAAGGAAGTTCCCACCTCGAAAGTGGGTTTGC